AAGAATATGAAAAAATTAAAGAATGTGTTAAAAAATATTTAATGAAAAGTAAAGATATTAATTAAACCAGGAGTTCACTTGATCTAAATTTGCAGCACCAGTGTGTCTTTTTATTTCTTCACTATCATTTTTAATAATGAAGGTGGGGACTGACATAACATTGTTCATTCTTGCTGCATCCACATTAGAATCAACGTCTATTTTTGTATAAATAATATCTGGATTTTCTTCTAAAAACTGTTTGATAATTGGTTCCATTGTTTTACATGGATTACACCAATTTGCTGTAAAATGGATCAATTCCATTACTTATTTTCCTTTTTATTATATTGTCCATATTTTCCAAGTATGGCTTTAACTGTTCCATCTTTTCGTAAACGTACAATGTTTCCATCTTTAATTTGAATTGGATTAAAGCCAACATGCTTTTTTAATGATCCAGATGATTTGCGAGATGACATTATTCTTCCACTCTATAAGTGTTTTTAGTAGGTCTTACATCTCTAAAATTAAACCAAGATTCTTTTTGAGTTGGTTGCTCTTGAGGCTGTTGTTCTGGACTATCTGATTTATTTACTGGTACGCAATTAGGAACCATTTTTCCACCCTTTTCTTTCATTCCACGTTGTACATATCCTTCCCAGCAAGGATCTTTTTTATTTAAATCTGGGCAACAATCATTTTTCATTTCATTAGATTGACATACGGGACACAGATCACAACAAACATTTAATGCTTTACATGTCTCACAGCCACAGCCATCATAAGTACATTTAGAATCTGTTTGTTGACCATAGTTACCTTGTTGTTCTTGATATGTTGCAGTTGGTATTATTTCATTATCTGCTTTTACTGTCCAAATATCTACCATTCTTTTATCATGTATACCGCCACCAATTTGACGACCAAAATTTGTCATGTATTGTGGTTTTCTCATTCCTGCATTAGGATTAATATGTGATGAAGGACTTGCTGGTTCTGGATCAGTTACAATTGGATTATATGCAACATCCATTGGTGTATCTGCTTTAGATGCATCTGGTACATTCGCATAAAGTGCTTGCATATGATTAACAGCCTTTGCTTTTGTAGGATGACAACCGACAACCTTACCACCTTCATCAACTACTGGAAATCCAGAACAACCATTTGTTCCTTTTCCACCAACACTGTATGGCATATTAGCCCTGTACCATTGGTGCAGGTGGCTCTTGTTCTGGTGTTTCTGGCATTGATTCTTCGGCCATCATTTCACTTACTGTAGCACGAAGTTGCCATGACCATTTTTGATGTGCACCCATTCGTTCTGCTAAAAAGTTTGCCAATGCTTGTTGACGTGCTGCTGTTGCAACATCAAAAGCGTCCTGAAATTTTGGAATCATTAATTCATTTGTTTTATACAAATCCATAGACATATCTTCATGGTCTGATGAAACTTCTACTTCTGGAAGTGTAGTTAGTTGATTAAATCTAGAAAGTTTGAATGGTGCATAACCACCAAGCATACGAATCCATTCTGCCAAAGGATCAATTGCAGAATCGTAATCATCATAGATTTTACCAAAAAAATCATGATATTGTGGGAAATCATCTGTTTCTACATTCCAGTGATATCCTTGAGCCTTATATTTAAGGGCTATAGTGTCAGCCAAAAGGCCTTTTAGTATATTAATTAATTCTTCCATACCTTTTATTATACCAGAGTGTTGAAAACCCCATATAAGCCGTTTAATGCCTATATGGGGTCCTAGACTATCTCAAGGCCTATTAGTTGATAGATATTTGCTTAGGTAGTCTATCTTCTGGGATTCTTTTTTCTAGAACAATATTCAAGATACCGTCCTTAAATTCAGCCCCAACAACCTCAACAAACTCAGGAAGAGTGAAGATATCGGTGAATTTACGGTTAGCAATTCCCTTATGTAGATACTCTCCAGTCTCTGGTAATTCCATACCCTTTGATTCGCCCTTAATTGTAAGTTTGCGATTGTCTAGCGAAATGGAAACATCATCCTTAGTAAATCCAGCCAAGGCAAACTGAAGGATATAGTCCTTGTCATTTAACTTAATTGAATTATAAGGTGGATAGTTTGTTGTATTTTGTACCTTTGCAAGTGTGCTAAAGGTATTAAAAAATGGATCATTAAAAAGATCCAATGCTGATTTAACCATATTTTTCTCCTTTTAAGCGAGTTAAATACCCCCCGTTTGGGCAGGTATATTAATTATAGCATAAAAATAAAGCCTAGTCAATAAACTAGGCTCTATCTTTTAGTTAATATTACTTGTCTGTCTTTTTGACAGTCTTCTTAACGGTTTTCTTAACTGGCTTAACAGTCTTAAGAGCAACTTCAACTTCTTCAACCTTTGGCATACGACCAAATGCTGGATCGTTTGGATTGATATAACGAAGTGCAACAGGTGCAAGAGCACCAACTAAAGACCACACAAGATCCTGTGGATCTGTAACTCCTGCTAGATACAGGGTTGATGCAGCACCAAGAATTGATCGTGCATATGACTCAAGCATTGCTTTCATTGTTTTATTCATAATTTACCTCCTAGGATATGAATCTAATAAGTATAGCATATCCAGACCATAGACCAACTATGCCCGCCACTCCTGCAAATACTGGAGGGGCTGGAACTGGAAGTTTAAATGCAGCAAAAGCAATTCCACAAATAAATCCAGTTAAAACTGACAAAAATATATCTTTCATAATTTATCCTTTAATTCATTATAAGCCTTAATAATTTTTGTTATTTGATCTTTATGTGAGGTATTTACCACATCACCAAATTCTTCTAAATGTCTTATTGTTGAATCTATATCTTCGATAAATTTATTAACATGTTCACACATTAGAACCTCTATCTTCATGCGTTACCCAATAATACTTACACTCATCACAGCATGGTGCGTTATATGGGCTTGATTTGGCTACTTGAAATTTTGCATAATATAGTGGATCTTTATTAAATAAATTTGCCTTATGAGTGGTTACAACACGCATAATCTTATTTTCGTCAAAAAACCAGTCAGGCAATCCTGCACCCCACGAGTCTCCCACTTTGCTAAACAATGCTTGTAGATTGTCTTCGTTTTTATCAGTTTTAATCCCTCTGCGTTTTGCCTCACCAATCATTGCCTTAACGTATGTTAATAGTGATAGTTCATGTCCTGCCCACATCTTAACTGCTGGATGATTACGCCAAGCACCAGTTGGAGATTGACCAGATAATACATTGAGAATCTGATACCCCTCTAAGATTTGCTTATTAAGACGTTTAGAATCTAACATTTGTGCTGATAGTATAAAATTACTTGATGGTAAAAATGTTTGCATTATTTAACTAGAACTCCTAAAAGAAAACCAACCATTGTACATAAAATACCTACAGACCAATAATATGTACGTTGAAAAAAATCTTTAATAATTTGATCACGAATTGTATTTGGTATTTCAATTTCATAATCATCTTTTGTCGGATGATCAATATAATAAGTTTTTGTCATTCTTTTCCACCTTCTCTAACAAGAAGTACGATTGCACCGTTATCTTCTAAAGCCTTTTTTACTCTTATCATATATTCTACAGCACGTCGCTTATCTTCGTCAAGTAAAGACATAAACAACTTTTCAGGTGCACGAACTGTAATAAAATTATCATTATCCTCTATCTTAAGATAGAATCCTTTTGGTGCAAAATGATCTAGTGATCGAAAAGCCTTACGCATAGCATCTGTATACATAATATCAACTTTCTATTGTTAAATATTTCCATGTTTCAGCCCAAGCATTTTTGCTTTTATGGCTATTAAATTCTTCCGACAATGCCCCATCTTCTAGATAGATACCACCCCATACTCCCCATTCTTTTGAGGACACCCCGACGGCAAAACACTGTCGTGATACAGGGCAATTTGAACATAATTCATCAATTGCAAGTCTTAAAGTTTCATCTTCTTCATATTTATCGAAGAATATATTTGGATCATAATCTACACATAATCCATCATCTTTCCATCTATTTTTGTGCATACTTATCTGGTATATCCCATCCATTAGAAGATGGTGTAAATCTTTTTTGCATATACCACTGGCCATTTACAAATACACCATTTACTGACGACCATGCACGATCAGACTGATACTTGTGCACTACATCCCAACCATCCCAAGATAGTTGTTTGTTTTTAGAAACAATTGATTCCATTTTTTCTAATTCTTTAATTAACATCTTTATCCTTTAGTAATTAAATATTCCGACTTCAACATTATTAAGTTTTGCCTCTCCAACCAATTTAGAATTTTGATCTTTTGGTGTAGATAAGTATGCAAAGTATCCAATTTCAGACATATTTTCCGATATCCAACTTGGAGGTACTTTAAAAAATTTAATTTTTTTACCACGAGATTTCATCCCACGTTCAGATAAATTTACAAACTCCATGACCATAGTATTTATATTTGCAGGACCAGCAGTATAAATATAAAAATACTGATCATCACTATTTAAATTGGACATGGCTACAGCCATAGCACGTAAAAAGACATTGTAGTCTTTAAAATTGCTACTGCCCTGTACTCCCACTATCATTATTTAATCCTTCTCGTAATTTATCCATAATGAACAACATCTTATCTAATTCTACACTACTAAGGCTCATTATGTCAACTACCCTAGTTGTATCCTTGTCTACCGTTCCGTGTGGGTCAACATATGCTGTATAAAAAGTATTATCTTTAATCCAGTATGCTGATCCATCTATCATTATTACTCTAATACTATTTTTTCTATCATGCAATATTGACTGTGTATCTTTAACCTTCTTTGGTATTGTTATTTCCGATAAAAATGGAGCAATAATATTATGAACATTACTTTGTCTATATCGTATTTTTGGATATGCATACTTATCAATTAATTTATTTATAATAAAATAAAGGCATATCAATATACCTAAAGTTGAAAAAGATCCAATAATATATTCCATATTTTACCTACGTAGATTATACTACTGTTCTAATAGATATTTTTTTATTTGGTTTAAAGTAAACTGCTTATCTTTTTCAAGTTTCATGACCTCTATTTCGTTTAATGCTTTATCGGTTAATCTAACTATTGGATTTTCTGCAGTTA